AAGGTAACGATGTCGAAAATGACTTCTCAATACGAGCAAGTTATTCATTCTAATAATAAACAATAAACAACGGAGGATTAACAAATGAATGTTAAATCAATTTTCGGAACAATAGGTGATACACTAAATGGATTATTCGGTGTACTAACAGGTCTTGTAGGCGTAGCAATTATGTCTCAAGTAATCTTTGGTACTGGCTGGATGGGTATGGATGTTATAGGCAATATTTCAAATATTGTTAATACATTCCTAACAGGTGGTGTAACTGGATTACTTACATTGATTGTTCTATTTTCATTAATAGACAATAAGTAAGTGATTTAAATCACAAATAAAATAAATGGGGCTTGAAATATAGCCCCATTTGTTTATTTAATTTAATGGAAACCATAATATATATGATATTTATAATAAACCAATAGGGGTTAATATAGGAGATGTTATTATGGCAAGAACAAAAGCAACTCAAAAAAAGGTTTCACTATCCGAATTAAACAATCACACTGTAAATAATAAAAGACAAGCCTTAAAGGATTTAAAAATGCTAAATTTTGATGAAATACAATTTAAGAATCCAGCTCAGAAAAGATTCTATAAAACTATTTCTTCAAAAGATATTACATTTGGTATAGGTCCTGCTGGTTGTGGTAAAACCTTTTTATCTGTACACCGAGCATTACGAGAGTTAGGTGATAAATCAAATTCTATAGATGGAATTGTTATCGTTAAACCTCTTGTAGAAGCTGCGGGTGAAAAGATAGGGTATTTACCAGGTGATGTAGAAGAAAAAACGGCACCATTTATGATGTCTTTTTATTACAATATGGAACAGATTATTGGTAAACAAAGATTACAAGTCTTAAAAGACAATAATATTATTCAGGTAATACCAATGGCTTATATGAGAGGTATAACTCTTTCAAACAAATTCGTAATATTAGATGAAGCTCAAAATGCAACACCTGAACAAATCAAAATGTTCGTAACAAGAATTGGTGAAAATAGTAAATATATTATCACAGGTGACTTGGAACAATCTGATATACAAAAACACAAAAGTGGATTAGAAGACGCCATTAAAAGATTCGCTGGTGTACATGGTGTAGGTTTAGCTCAATTTAAAGAAAAAGATGTTGTAAGACATTCTTTAGTTAGAAGATTGTTAAAAAGATATAAACCATCTTTTAATATAATTGATGAAGTATCAGCAGAAAAAACTATATCAATGTGGATTCATGAACAGGGTTTAGATTCTGTTAATGATGGTTCATTACATACGGATGATACTTTTTATAAATTAAAAAAATAAAACGTTGACTAATATAATATAAAGGTTGTATATTGTTATATGTATTTTTAATAATATAGGAGAATCTTTATGATAAAAACTTCATATGCAACTTGGGGTGCTGTTATCCCAATGTTAATTTTAACTTGGTACTTTTCTGGTATGATGGATGAGTATCACGAAGAAAAAATGAGGTTACAAAAAAGAGTTTGGGAATTAGAAGATGATTGTGGATTTATAGAAGCAGGTAAAATAGCTTTTGATGTTACAGTTACTACTTATAATCCAACTCGACAACAATGTGATTCAACACCAAACATTACAGCCGATGGTACAAGGATAAATCCAAAGAGAGCAACTCAATATCGTTATGTTGCACTTTCAAGAGATTTACTTTCTCGTTGGGGTGGTCCGTTTGATTATGGAGATTACATTGTTATTGAAGGTACAGGTAAATGGGATGGTGTATATCAAGTGAGAGATACAATGAATCCCAAATGGACTAAACGAGTAGATATACTTACTACAAATAGTAGATTTAAATATAATAATATTACTATGTATAAGTATGCAAAAGATAGTTATCTGGTTACAGATACAGGTTATTAAACATAGGAGAAGCACAATATGAAGTGTATGATGAGTGTGGATGGCTCTAACATCGTTAGAGTATCTGATGATAAAGCAGCAACTTTATATCACGAAGGATGGAGATATGTAGCAAAATCTTTTTGGAAAGAAAAAGTTCGTGATGTAAACAAAGAAGAAAAAACACCAAAAGGTAATATTAAATCCAATAAGATGTCTAAAGCACAAAAACGGCATATGAGGAAATCTAATTAATGATTAAAATAATATTTACTATATTTTTATTTATAATTACAAATATTATAATATGGTATCAACTTAATTCACAACTTGTATGGGATTGGGCTAAGGGATATAAATCTATGTGGATTATGTCTTTACTTGGTATACCAATTAGTTTATTGTTGTGGTATTGTACAAAAATAGGTTATGTTGGATTTGGTAATTTATGGGCTGTGAGATTTATGGGATTCGCAACATCGATGATGGTATTTCCTATAATGACTTATTTTTATTTAGGTGAACCAATGACTTTAAAAGTATGGATAACATTAGGGCTAGCTATAATAATAATGATCATACAGTTATTTTGATCAACTGTACAGTACTGTACAGTACAGTTATAACTATTAACAAATTAAAAAAATAAATTATGAAATTAGATAACTTTTTTAACATAGATACAGAATTTAACTTTGATAAAGAAAAAGAACTCTTTATTAATAATTTAGATATGCTTAAATCTATGTCTGTACAAGAACAAACATTATATAAAAAATGGTTGGAGTTTAATAACAATGAAAAGACGAGACAGAGATTTATTAAAAATTATTCTAAATCAGAAATTCTCTACAACAACATATGGAGACCAACTGACATATTCAATCAAGAACAAACAATCAAAGAGATTGAAAATCTGGACCCGATTGTTGAATTGGCTGAAACACCTGAAACTTGGACTCTATTAAGAACACTTATTTCATCTATGGAGTTTACAGCAAATCCTGGTAGAAATATTAGATTCTTTGCTAGAGATAAAGTTACAGGTAAATATCTTGGTGTTATATCAGTTGGTTCAGATGTGACTTCAATTAAAGTTAGAGATGATTATATTAAATGGACTAAAGATAATAAATTCGTAGACCACAAACTTAATCATACTTGTATCGGAACATCAATTGTTCCAACTCAACCATTGGGTTTTAACTTTCTTGGTGGTAAGTTATTATCAGCTTTAGTAACAACATCAACTATTAGAGACCAATGGAAGAAAAATTACAATGAAACTTTAATTGGTGTTACTACAACTTCTCTCTATGGTGTTCACTCCCAATACAACGGAATACCACATTGGAAAACATTAGGTGAATCTACGGGCAAGATTGCAATCAAACCTGATGATTCTGTATACAAAGTATGGAGTAATTGGTTAAAAGAGAATCACAGAGAAGAGTTCGATAAAGCTATTAGTGGAACAGGTCCTAAACAAAACATTCTAAACAAAGTATTTAGGCATATGGGAATCAAAGTTAAAGATTACGAACATGGATTTAAAAGAGGTGTATTCTTTGCCAATATGTACGACAATGGTTTGGAGTATCTACGAAATGAAATTGATGATAGTGAATTGGTTATGAAGAAAAAGTTTGTGGAAGATTATGAATACATCAATAGGTGGTGGAAGAAGAAAGCAATTAAAAGATATACCAAAATGTTAGAACAAGGTAGAATAAAAGATGAAACATTATTCTACAATGATATGTTTAACATGACTTGGGAAGAAGCTAAGGAGAAATATTTAACTGATGTTGGTAGATAAATTTTTTGATACTGAAATAGAATTTGATTTGGATTCTGAAAAACAAAAAATAATTGATTTTATAGATATGAAAAAGAATCAATCTGCAGCTGAAGCAGTATTCTTTGATAAGTATCATGAGATACAAGCCTGTTCAGGTGAACAATTTAAAATCAATACATTAAAAAATAAAGTATGGAATGAAACAGATATATCTAATCTTAAACCAAAAGTTATTTTAGTTGATACCAAAGAACAACTTGATGATTGGCGTTACCTTATTCGTTTCACATCAAGTTTCAAAAATGTTTCTAACCCTGGCCGTAATATGAAATTTTTAGTTGTAGATGAAACTACTAATAAATATCTTGGAGCTTTGACTGTAACTTCAGACTTCGGTGACTTGGGTGGTAGAGATAAGTATATTGGTTGGACACGAGATGACAGATACAAAAATAAAAGATTAAACAATGTAGCTTGTGGACAGGCTATAATTCCAATGCAACCATTAGGACATAACTTCTTGGGTGGTAAACTTATGGCACTTATGATTACTTCAGATGTAATTAGAAAATCTTGGGAAGATAAGTATGGTGACATATTGGTTGGTATGACTACAACATCATTGTACGGAACACATTCTCAATACAATAGTATGCCAACATTTAAAAAGAGAGGTAAGACAACTGGTAAAATGCCAATTAAATTACCAAAAGATATGGTTAGAGTTTGGGAAGAATACTTTGGTGAAAAACGAAAAGTTAGATCTAATTTGGATACAAAGATATACAGAGAATGTGGTATGAAACCGGCTGATTATATTAGTGGAATGCAAAGAGGAATTTACTTTTGTTCATTCTATGATAACACACGAGAATTTTTATGTGGAAAAATTAAAAAAAGTTCTTTGCTTTTACGGCAGGATTTCGTATATTATAATAATTTAATATCTGAATGGTGGAAACCAAAAGCAGAAAAAAGATTTAATAAACTAAAATTTGATAACAAAGTAATATCAGAATTACATTTTTGGGATAAGTTATTTAGTTTAACTTATAAACAAGCAAAAGAAAAATATTTAGGGGAAGTTGGAAGATGATAAATCAAGAACAAATGGATAATAACTGGAAAGAATTGATGTCAATTATTGACAAACACTTTGAAGGTGAACAAAAAGAAAATATTCTAAAGTTACATAGTGACTTTGAAGATGAATATAAAACAGCACCTGCATCAGGTAGACCAAACTATCACAATTGTTTTAAAGGTGGTTATTTAGACCATATATTACATGTAATTAAAAACTCGTTAAAAATTAAAAGACAATATGAATCAAATGGTGTAAAGGTAATTCATCCAGATTCTGATGTAGTATTAGCAGCTATGTTTCATGACTTGGGTAAACTTGGTGATGGAACTCAACCATACTACAAGTATCAAACTGATGATTGGAGAAGAAAGAAATTAAAAGAGTGGTATACTCATAATCAAGATTTAGATTATATGACGGTTCATGATAGAGCTTTATGGTTACTGGCTAAATATCACATTGATGTTAACCCTCATGTATATAAAGCTATATTATGTGCTGATGGGTTATTTGATCCAGCAGCTGAAACTTATTTTAAATCTTATGTAGATACAAGACACGTTCTTGGTTCAATAGTTCACTTTGGTGATTGGTTATCGACAATCTGTGAAAAACAAAATTGGTTACAAGGTGAAGAAGAACATTCTGATGAGGGTGAAGTTGTTACTAAAAAGAGTGTTTCTGATAAAGACATAAAAAATATGAAAGCTAAATTTGATGAGCTTTTTAATTAGGAGATAATATGTGGTGGACACTATTTATAATATTTTTATTAATTAGTATATTTTCTTCAACTGCATTATTTTATGCATTGAAGAGAATAAATCAATACGAGGATTTTATTATAAAAATTCAACAGATGATTGAGTATTCTACTGAAAGAATGAAACTTGTTGATTCTAAAGGTACTTTTGAATCTGATGACGAAGTAGGATTTTTTTTCAAACAATTAAAAGATATACAATTTTTATTAAATGATATATTCGAAACCGAGGAGATAGATAATGCCAAGACCAAAAAGTAAAAAAAGAATGTATTTTGATGAGGTGGTACAAGAGGCTATAATAGAATACAACCAAACGGAAAATCACAATGTAAAAAACAAAATATATTCAGATAGGATACATAAGGCTTTTGATAAACTGGCAGAAAATATAATCAATACTTTTAAGTTTACTTATTTTGATTATCCATTTGAAGATGTAAAGGCGGAAGTAGTTTCTTTTCTTGTAATGAATATGCATAAATACGACCACACTAAAGGTTCAAAAGCTTTTAGTTATTTTTCTATCGTAGCAAAAAATTATTTAATTCTTCATAATAATAATAATTACAAAAGATTAAAAATTCACGATAACATTGATGTTATTTCTAATAAATCTCACCAGTCAACTGAAGCTGAAGAATTAGCTAAAGATTTATTAAAAGATGTAATAGATTATTTTGAAGATAATATATTAGATATTTTTAATAAAAAAAGAGATATAGAAGTCGCTTATGCTATAATAGAATTATTTAAAAACAAAGATGAAATAGAAAATTTTAATAAAAAAGCACTATACATTTTAATAAGAGAAATGACCGATGTAAATACAATTCACATAACTTCCGTTGTTAATGTTTTTAAAAAACACTATAAAAAAATAATACAACAGCATTTTGATGTAGGACATGTTAAAAAAATATCAAATAAATTTTTTTAAATTAATTTTAAAATAAATTGTAAAAAGCCCACTTTTTTAGTGGGTTTTTTTATTTTTACTGACAATTTTATTAAACTTTATATTTATATATGATTAGGTATATATAGGAGAAAACCATGTCAGAAAAAAAAGAAATATTTGAGGGTAAAACCTTTCAAGATTTAACAAAAGATATTTACGAAAACACTACAAAACGTAAAGTTCAAATAGATTTGTTAATATCAGAAATTCACGGATTTATTCAAACTATTGATGATGTCGTAATGGTTGCTCCTATTATAAAAGAATATATGGAAACTGCTGTTAAAAATGATGAACATTTAGTTAAATTAGCAGGTGTACTTCAAAGAATTATTTCTAAATCATCTGGTGAATCAGATGAATCCATGTTATTATCAGAATCTGAAAAAGAAGAATTGATGGGAACACTTCAAGATACAGTTCAAGACTTACAAAATGAAAGTGATAAACTTTCTAACATAAAAGAAAAAACAATTAATTTTAAAGGGGGTAAAACTTAATGGCTTCTACAATGACAGTTATGCCCCAAAAAAATAATCAAACAGGTTTTTTGGGTACTTCAAAACCTATTCCTGTTTGGTTACAATTTGTACCTGGTATCGTGTTAGATGTTGTCATTAATGACGAGTCACCATCATATCAAACAGACAGAGATATAAATAGTGTTATAGCAAAACCACATATTTCACCTAATGATGGTTTAAAGTTAAAAGGTGTTAATAAGACAAGATATTATCCATTGTTTAGGGGTTTTACTGATACACCAATAAAAGGAGACCAGGTTTTATTATGTACTTTTGGTGGGGTTAATTATTATATGGGACCTGTAAATACAACAAATAGTCCAAACTGGAATATAGATCACATAAATATCAGAAATAGTAGTGAACTTGGTTCAGTAGCTAAGTCAACCGATGGCTCAAAAGGTTTATCTAAATATGGATTACCTTTAACATTTCCTACATCTGAAGATATAAAAAGACTACAAAAACAATACAATCTTAAATTAGATGATTCTTTGGATAGATATAAAAGAACAAAACTAAAAGAAACTCATGGTGATATGTTAATTGAAGGTAGACATGGTAATAGTATAAGAGTTGGTAGTAGAGATATGAATCCTTATATAATTATTTCTAATGGTAGAGAGTTAGGAAATTCAAATGAAAGTAATGTTGATGGAACTATTATTCTAATATCAGATGATGGTACTATACACCAACACTTTTCAACTGATGTTTCTTTAGGAGAAGATGGTTTACCAATTGAAAATTTATTTATATTATCAAGTGATACTGTTGGTGAAGATAAAGAAAACGGACAAGTTAGATTAATAGGATCTAAAGATCCTGAAAATGAAAATTCAAAAGGTTTATATAATTATGATTATAATCAACCACAATTATTTTTAAATTCTGATAGAATTACTTTTAACTCAAAAAAAGATAGTATTTTTTTATCATCAAAACAAGATTTAATTTTTGGAGCAGGAAAATCTATAAATTTAATTTCAGAAAAAGAGACAATTATTGAATCTTCTAATATTTATTTAGGAAAGCAAGCTAAAATTAAAAAAGAAGAAGGTGGAGAAACACCTGTTGAACCAATAGTTTTAGGGGAACAATTAAGGTTATTTTTAGAAGAATTTATAAGTGTAATGGAACAGGCACATGGATTATGTCAAGGAGCACCGATACCAATAATGGATTCATCTGGTGCACCATTGTTACCTAAATTACAACAACTTAAACAGAAAATAAGTGATATCAAAACTACAGCTTTTGCTAGTCAATATCACTTTATAGAAGATAATGGTCACAAACCCGAATAGAGAGGTCATATGAAAAAGAAAAAAAGTATAAAAACTATAATCAGACAAATCGTTAGAGAAGAAGTTGCAATGGCAATTCAAGAAGTAATAACTGAATTGAAACAACCAACTCAATCTAAACCACAACCAAAGAAAATTGCTAATAAAAAATCATATTCAAAAAATTCAGTATTGAATGATGTATTAAATGAAACTGCAGCTTCTGATGAGTGGAAAACATTGGGTGGTGATACATTTGATTCAAGTAAAATGAATCAAGTAATGTCAGGACAATATAGTGATGTAATGAATAATAATTCACAAGCACCTATATCTGTTGATGGACAGACACCAGATTTTTTAAAAAAAGATTATAGAAAACTAATGAAAGCTATTGATAAAAAACAAGGAAAAGTTTAATGGGTTTAAAAGCAAATTTGGAACAAGCTTGTATAGATAGTGTTGGAAATGATGCCGTTAATACAGGTAATTGTGCTACATTAGCTCAAGCACAAGCTGATGCTATAGTTGATTGGATTACATCACAAACATTTAGAATAGTTGAGATGAAAGCTATTCTTGAGGTGGAAAAAATGACAACAACCGCTCCTTATCAGGCAGATGTTTTACCAACGGTAATGGTTGCACCTGGTATTCCAACTGTAGGTTCACCAGCTGCTCAAAGTACTGTTGCTCCTGGTCCTCTTCAAGGTGGTAGTAAGGGTGTACTTGTACCAAAAGTAAATTTTAGTAAAACAGGTGGACAAGGTGGTGCATTACAATCAAAAGGTTATTCTTATATAGGAAATAATCCTGTAGGTGAAACAAACGAGAAAAAAACAAAAGTAAAATTATTAAGAGAAGATTTGGTAGATTTATAATATGGCTATAATTAATAATAAAGTAAAACCAAGAAAAGATGATAGAGACAATAATGTTTTTATAGGAATAGATTTACCTTTTAGAAAATCAGATGGTAATGATGGTTGGTTCAAATCAACCGAAACTACATTTAAGGCCGTTAGAAATAATGTAAAATCTTTATTATTAACGGAAAGAGGTGAACGAATGATGCAACCATCACTGGGTTTAAATTTAAAAAAATATTTATTTGAGCCATTAAATGATGATTTAAGGTTAACCATTGAAAATGAAATATTTGAAACTTTTAATTTTTGGTTACCTTTTGTTAATATAGTTGATATGACCATAGATATGAATGGTGATGTTTCTGATATTGGTAGAAATAAAATAGACATATCTTTAAAATTTAGTATAAAACAAAATCAAAATTATTTTGATACTGTGGATGTAACGATAGGAGAATAGTAAATGCCATATTCCAATAAAGAATTTAAAGAAACCAATGTAAATTATTTAAATAAAGATTTTGATAGTTTTAAATCTAATTTAATTGAGTATGCAAAAACATATTTTCCAAATTCTTATAAAGATTTTAATGAAACATCTCCTGGTATGATGTTGATAGAAATGTCTGCTTATGTTGGTGATGTGTTATCTTTTTATATAGACCAACAATATAAAGAAATGATGTTACCATTGGCACAAGAGAGAAGAAATATAACTAACATAGCTAAAATGTTAGGTTATAAAGTAAAACCTATAATACCAGCATATGTTGATTTAACAATAACACAAGAAGTACCTAGTAACAATGATATAAATAATATTAGTCCAAATTATTCTACTGCAGTAGTTTTAGATAAAGGTTTACAGGTACAATCTTCTGAAGATTCAAATGTTATATTCGAAACATTAGAACCTGTAGATTTTACTGTTAGTAGTTCAGCAGACCCTTTACCAGAACCATCTGAATATGATGATAATGGAATAGTTTCACAATATAGATTGACAAGAAAAGTGAGAGCGATTAGTGGTGAAACAAAAACAAGAGACTTTACCTTGGGAAGTCCACAACAATTTTTAAGATTAACATTAAATGAAGAAAATGTCATTGACATTATAAAAGTTGAAGATTTGAATAATGGTAATAGGTATTATGAAGTTGATTATTTAGCACAAGATAAAATACCAATTGAAAGTTTTTATATAGGTGACTCGACAAGAACAACTGCATATCACGATAGTAATGATTCTGTTTTATCAGTGCCAGTTCCATATACATTACAATATATTAAAACAGGAAAAAGATTTATAACAGAAATAAATGATGATGATACAACATCTTTAGTATTTGGTAATGGTGTTTTAAGGAGAGGTGCTGGAACATTAGAAACGGAATTTACAAATTTAGAAGATGCTGCAGTTATTACTCCTGGAGATCCAGACTCTAATAATATAGACTTATCTTTAGACCCAAGAGAGGGTGACTCAAGAATGACTCTAGGTGAAATACCATCAAACACCACTTTAAGAATTACATATAGAACTGGTGGTGGTATTTCAAGTAACACATCAGCTGGTACTCTATCTTCACAGACAAACACAGCTACTAAATATTTAAATGGCCAAACAACACCAATAGTTGTTAATAATGATGAACCAGCTTATGGTGGTAGTGATAAAGAAACAGTAGAAGAAATACGGCACAAGTCTAAACAATTTTTTGCATCTCAAAACAGGTGTGTAACTAAAGAAGATTTTGAAGCTAGGGTATTGAGTATGCCATCTAGATTTGGTGGTATAGCAAAAGTATTTGCAAAAAGAACAGGAGTAAATAGAATAGGTTCATCTTTAAATGATTTATTTCTTGAATTAGATTCTGATGGTAATCCTGGATTTCAAGTAAATGATTTAACAACTATTATAAATAAGTTTAATAGTGGTGATAATATTGAAATAGAAGAAGCTACATCATTATTAACAAATTTTGGTAACGCTTATCAACAACATATAGATAACATTGGTACTAATGCATTTTCTACAATTGATATATTTGTTTTAGGATATAACAATAGTAAAAACTTAACTTATCTACCATCAACAGCTGGTGTCGTTCATCCAATAAAAGAAAATATTAAAGAATATTTAAACAATTTTAGAATGATAACAGATCAAATTAATATAAGAGATGGTAAAATAATTAATTTTGGTGTTGCTTTTGAAGTAGTTGCACATCGTTCAGCTAATAAAGGTGATGTTAAATTGAGATGTATAAATAAAATAACTGAATATTTTACTATAGATAAAATGCAATTTAGAGATGTTATTTATACATCGGATTTGGAATATGAATTAATGGGGTTAGATGGTGTTAGGTCTGTAAATTTTGTACAACTTACACAAAATTTTAATGGTTTATATAATGAAGTTTTAGATGGTATACCAAATGACTTACCTTTATTATATAATTTTAGTATGGATGGTGATAATATCGGAACTGTTGGTTATAATTGGCAATATGATTTTGCACAATTTTATAATCCTACTAGTGGAGCTTTCGTTTCTAAAGGTGTAGTTTTACCATCTGTAGAACCCGCGGTATTTGAATTAAAAAAACCAACCGAAAATATAAGAGGAGTAGTAATATAATGTATCATTTTATTTTTCCAACACAAGACACGTGGATATCAACAGGTTCTAATAAAATTACTGGAACACCAGAAACAGACCAAAATTTTGGTAAAGATGAAATATTAGAAGTAAAAAAAGTTTTTCATAATAGTTCTTTTGATTATCAAACAAGAGCTCTAATAAAATTTGGAGGAACTGATTTTATAGAAATGTCAAAATCAGTTTCTGATGGTGCTATCAAAGATCCAAGTTTCTTTTTAAGACTTTATGAAGCAGAGGGTAATTCTGATATTCAAACAGATTATACTTTAGCATTTCAACCAATATCTGAATCTTGGACAGAAGGTACTGGTAAGTTTGGTGATGTACCAAAAAATACAAATGGTTGTAGTTGGAATAATAGATTTAATCCTACGGGTGGTTCTGAAACGACATGGATTAGTCATAGTTTAGGTGGTTCAGTAGTTACTTCTTCACATGCTGGTGGACTTGCTCATTCTGCTGGTGTTCAAATAGCTAGTTCATCAATACAAACATTTTCTAATCAATCACCTGATATTAATGTTGATATAACTAATATGGTAAATGGTTGGTTATCTGGAGTTGAACATGGTGGTTTAGATAATCATGGATTACTCATTAGGTTTAGTGGGAGTCAAGAAACAGATTCTACAACATTTGGTAATTTAAAATTTTTCTCAAGAGACACTAATACTATATATGCACCGAGATTGGAAGTTCGTTGGGATGACCACTCTCCTTGTACAGGATCTAATACAGGTAGTTTACTTACATTAGATGCTACTGGTAATTCTGATAACTATTTATATATGAAAGGTTTAAAAGAAAGTTATAAAGAGGGTGATAGGGTTAAATTTAGAGTGGGAGCTAGAAAAAGATACATTCAAAAAACATTTGATACTTCAGTTCAAACAGTAACTGGTTCTTTTATACCTGAAGGTAGTGGTTCATACGCTATTAAAGATGTAGCTACTGATGAATTTATAGTTCCGTTTGATACTTATACATCAATGAGTTGTGACAATACATCTTCATATTTTAACCAATGGTTAGATGGTTTTTATCCTGATAGGGTTTATAAAATATTATTGAAACTAAAAATGGATGATGGTCAAGAACAAATCTTTGACGATGGTTTTGAATTTAAAGTAAAAAGGTAAATAAAAAATGTGGACTAAAAATCAAATTACTGATCACATTATAGATCAAATTATACAAATGATTATGTTGAGTAGACATGAACCTTATTTTTATAATGAAGCTTTTCAATTAGATTTAGCTTATTATAGGAGAACAGTTAGTGACTCTGGATATATTCAAACAGGAGGTTTGGCTGAAGATGATAATAGACAAAATATAATTTATCAAGAAGATTATCAAAAATATAATTATAATAGTACAGACTATATCAATAATGATTTTTCATTAGAAACTTTTATAGACCAAGTTTCAGAATGTTATTTTTCAGGACAAGTAAATCAGTTTGGAGATAAATTATATAATATACCTGATGTTGAGTGGGTTACTCCTGAAATTGATGGTGCGTGGATATGGGATTGGAATGGTTTTTCTACAGAACCTTCTACATCTGTAGATGAGTTTAACAATCCAATATATGGTCCACCAGATGCAAATTTTTCAGGTGCAGCTCATATAATAGCATATCATTCTTGTCCAACTGAAGATGGTGCCATTGATGCCGCATATACTTTAGAAGTACTTTCACCATCATCTTCAGCATGTAATGGTTGTATAACTCCTGTTTTAAATCTATTAAGTCAAATTATATCTTTAGAAAATGATAAAACATTAATAGACGAAGAAAAAGCAGAAGAAATTTTAGATACAACAATATACGAATTATTACCTGGTATACAGACAAGACAAGAAAGGATAGATAGACTTTTTTCAGAATTTAATCAACTATTGGCACCGAATCCACCAGACTTTGATGTAGATGGTATTGAAGGTGTTGACAATGGATGGGATATGGGTGGTGATACAGGACCATTTTCAGATGATTATAGTGATTTATATGACATATCAAAATTAGGTCCTAATGCCGGTTATATAACGAGGTTAGTAAGACATACCGAACTAGAGTATGGAGCAACCAGTGAAGCTAATATAAATAAATCTTTAGAATCATTGAGAAATCAAATAAATCCTTATTTAAGAGACATTGATGAAATTATAGATCCAGTTGAAGATGACCAAAGAATAGATTATGAAGATGTGGCAGAAGGATATTTAAAATTTAGGGGATTGAATCAATCTATAATTATTCGTTCTGAAAATAATGAGTTAACTGGATTAGAAGATTATCAAAATGATGGATTTACAATAACAATGTGGGTTAGATTTATTGATAAAAAATCTAATGGTACACTTTTTAATTTTGGAGCTCCACTTGGGAATGGTAGTACATATGGATTTATGTTAGAAACATTTTCATTAGGTGAAGATGATTTTACAGATTCAGACGAATCACAAACATTTGGTGAATATAATGGGGGGTTATTTACAGATAATAGTCATGCTAGATTTATAAGATTAGTAGTTAATGACAATGGAAGTTTATATAGTTCACATGTCGGTTCATCAACAAAACCTAGACAAGGAGTTAGTACAGGTTTACCTCATGTTTATAATCAAATGATGGGAGAAGTTGATACTAATAATTTAGATATGGTTTTTAATTATACACAGGTTCCTATTGATAGAAATGAATGGTACTTTATAGTAGCTAATTATAGTCCTCTCATAAACGAAACAGAAGCAGATGAATTAGGAACTTGTTCAGGTACAGCACCTGATTGTACTGGTACTGCTTGTAATCCTGAATGTGTTTCTATATATGAAGATTCAGATTATTGGAGATGGAATGTTACAAGAGGTAATAATGCACCAGGAACTTATATAAATAATTCTGGTGAAGGTGCTAGATGTAAAGTGGAGATTATATCAAAGAGTGATTTGTTAAGAGCTCGTGGTTACAATATTTAAATGGGAGTCAAATAAGTGACACCACCTAATAGAAATAAATATAATATTACTGATGAAGAGAAAAAAGCACTCGAATCTTTGCGCTCTCGATTATTAGAAAGTTTAACTAGGTCTGAACAAACTATTCCAAATTATGGTATTGTTGAGAATCCTGATAAATTACCAGTAAAACCTGATAAAGGAACTCCTACATGTAGTTGTATGTTTTTACCATATGATATCGTAGGTTCTGAAGATTTAAATTTAACAGTTGATGGTGAGTGTAATACTTCAAGAAATTGTCATTGGGAATATGAAAACTATTCAGAACCTGCATTTGATTATAAAGCACATTGCAAAAAACTAGAATCAGGAGGTTGTGCATGTGAATGTAAACATTATTCTGAATTTGAAGATAGTGATACTGGTTCTATAACTCCGTTTACTAGTTGTAACCCATCAGAAAACCAAATAGGTGGTGGTGGTTTAAACCAAACTTGTATAGAACTTAATAGTGATACACCATATTGTAATCAAGATGCTGTGTGTGTTGAATGTATTAATGATGACGATTGTCCACTTGATGTGGGTGGAAGAAATTGTATAAATTATCAATGTAGTGAACCTGATACTGCAGTTCTTCAATGTGACGATTCATTGGCTATAAATTTTCAAACTGATATATCTCAATATCAATGTCCATCATCAGCTAGTGAATGTATAAGTTTTTTTCAAACAGAATATGGAATGTTTTGGCCACATACTGAATCAGATATGTTGTCTGATGGGTGTTGTTGTTATAATTTATTGGGTGTTGATGTTGAATCATTACAGGGTGACATGAATGGTGATGGTTCTATTAATGTATTAGATGTTGTTATAATGGTAAATATTATAATTGGAGACGGAGACCCTCCTGTTGATAATTTTTATTTACCACCATATAATCCAGGAACTGGTGATTCTTGTCCAGCTGGAACAGAGTGTTTTGTTATAGATGAAGATGGAACACCGACTGGATATTATACTGATATTGAGTGTCAAGAATTATATAATTGTGATACATTAGATTGTTGTGATGGTTTAATACCAGAAGATGATTGTAATACTTGTTGTGATCCATGTCCAGATTTACCAATACTTGGTTGTACAGATGATGGTGCTAATAATCCATATGGAGAGTATCCAGCGTGTAACTACGACTCAACTGCAACCCAAGATGATAATAGTTGTACATATACTGTCGGACCTGATAGTTTTTCAGGACCAGGTGAAGGCCCTTTTGCATGTGATGGATTTATGGGTGGAGCAGGAACTTGTTTAGGATTTTTAGATACAGATGTATTACATATGTATCCAGAAGGAAGTGCAAACCAAGGACAACAATGTGATGGTTCTTGTGGTAAATCTACAGATCCAATTCCAAATAAAATAAAAATATTAGATTGTAATGGAACATGTATAAGTTTAAATATTTGGTTAAATTATGTTCAAAATGACCCGTATGATGAACCTGGTGTTTGTATGGATGGTATATCTCCAAATGCTAATTTTGCTTGTACTTCCGCAACACAAGTTGATGGTCAAGAATTTTATTTTAATTGTTCTTTAGGTAATTGTGAAGACAATTGTGGTGCTTGTTTGGGAATTAATGAATGTGGTGATTGTAATGGTGTTCCACATGGAGCAAGTGATTTTGATGCTTATCCATTAAGTGAAACAACATTATTAACTGTGACAGATGATCAAGGTGGTTGTTGTCCAGCTGATACCAGAATAAAATATTATTTAGATTTAGACGGAGATGGTTTAGGAGAAGATACACCAACAAATGAATCTCCTGATAATCAAGGTTATTCATTATGTGCTGATAATCCAAATTTATCAGATCATTGTTACTCACCAACCAATGATGTGGGTTGTGGAGCTTTTGATAATTTAACAGATTGTGAAAATGCTGGTTGTACATTCGGTACACCTTTTGTTTCAAATCAATTAGATAATTGTCCAAATGGTGGATATATTGATATTTGTGGAAATTGTACAACTGATGCAGATTATCCAGGTACTGCAGTGTGTGGTGGGTGTACAGATGATGCAACTCCAGCATGTAATTATGATGAAGAAGCTATTTGGGATGATGGAAGTTGTTTTTATACTTATGATAACAACACTTCATATTGTAATTGTGCTGATGATTCACAACCAGATCCTGGATTTGATTGTGATGGAAATTGTATTACATTCATAGATTGTTTTGGTGAGTGTGGTGGAACAGCAGTAGAAGATTGTTCAGGAGAATGTGACGGAGATGCTGTGGTTTGTCAAACAGAGGGAGCTTGTAACATAGGTGTATGTGCTCCTTGTTCATTCCCACCAGCTTATCGTGATTGTAATGGAAACTGTATTAATGATGTTGATATGGATGGAATATGTGATGAAGATGATGAGTGTGTAGGTGAATATGATGAATGTGGTGAATGTAATGGTACTGGTATTTTAGATGACTGTGGAGTTTGTGATGGTACAGGTTATGACGAATGTGGAACATGTGATGGTTCACTTGTAGATCTTGGATGTGGTTGTGGAAATCCAGCACCCATAGATTGTACAGTTACAATAGATTCTGCTACAGGAGATACATTGTGCGGACCTACATCAACTTGTTATCCTGATTTTGAATGTTATACAAGGTCTGGTTGTGATAATCAATGTGGTTCAACAGCTGAATTAGATGAATGTGGTGTATGTGACGGTGATGGTCCACCAACAAATTATGATTGTAATGGAGATTGTATAGCAGTAGTAGATTGTGCTGGAGTATGTGGTGGAACTTCAGAAATAGATGATTGTGATGAATGTACAGGTGATGTAAATTATCAACCCGAATCTTGTTATGGTTGTACATATGAATCTGCTGATAACTTTGACCCTCTTGCAACAATAGATAATGGTGATTGTGTATTTGGTTTAAGAGCAGAATCTGACAATGTAGAACTTTTAGGAGATTTACTTATACCATCAGCTGTAGGAGAAAAAGAAACTTATTGGCATACTTTTTATTATCCATACTCACAATCAATACCAGCTTTTGATTTATATAATAATATTTGGTTAGAAAATCCAATTGATATTTGTGTAGACGCTGATGGAGAATCAATACCATGGAAAGATTGTGATATGTCTTCAGTGCCTACTTTAGCTGTCGTTGAAAATGATTTAATAGAATCATATTCAAGAAATGGTATGAATAAACAAGCTGCATTTATATTTGGTGTTTGGAACACATCAAGTCAAGATCCTAATGAAACAAATTTTGGTAATGCTGATGATAGTTGTAATCCAGATATTCCGGGAACATGTATCGAAAAAGGTTTTGTTGGTAGAATTGGATTGAATGTAGATTATGAATGTACCCCAAATCAATGTACTGGATCATGTCCATCACAAGCTTTACCAGGTGGTTCATATACATGTGATTGTGGAGTAAGAGAAGAAATGTTAGATTGTGATAATGTAATAGGTTGGTTGAAATTTAAACAACCAGAACCACCGGGAGATATTGAATAATGGGATCACAACAGATATCATATAATATAGATGTAGATTTAAACACCGATGGTGGATATTGCACTGGACCAAGTGGGCAAACATCTGATTTTACTATAACAGGATTTTTGATGACTTGTCCAGAATCAGCTACATTAACAATACAATGTGGTGGTGCTAATTGTTATGGTCAAGCTTCACGAACAATAGGGTATATGTGTGGTGATAGTCCTGTTAGTTGTGGTGCATATAGTATATGTACAAATACTTACTATGGTGGTACTGATAATTCTCATAGTCATGAACACGATTATCCAGGTATGAATTTAAACTGTACTTGTGACCCATTTTATGGAATGGGTTATGATCATTCTGATAAATTTGAAGCTTTGGGTGGTTGTGGTGAATACACAGGATGTCCAGAAGCTCAAAAAACTCAAGGCCCGGATGCTTGTGGTGACTCATGGAGTGGGCTTTGTGGAAATGATTGTCCTGTTGATGTTCACACAAGTTGTGAAGATTATAATGAAACTACAGGTGGAACTTGTACTTGTATGTATGCATGTCCAACTGATTGTGCAAGTGGTCACTCTTGTGATTATTACAGTGGTGGTGTTTGTAATGATACAAACAATATTCAAGCAGATGGTGGTAGGGGTGATTGTGGTTCATGTCCTGACCCTACCTCTTGTTATACTTGTATTAATCAATGCTGTGTCGTAAAAAATAGAGATGTATATAACATAAGTTCCCTAAACCCATATACAATAGAAATAGGTGAAGAAGAAAATCAACAATTTATTCATCGTTGGAGCAGTGGTATAGATAATAATGGAAGTCGACAATATGTAGGTACTTTAACATATAAAGTAAGAGATTTAACAAGATTAGAAGAATGGGAATTATTAACATACACTACTAACGATCATGAAACATGTTCTAGTCGATATATAAACACAGAAGTAAATGAAGAAACAGGTTATCCTATGAACGCTACAGAAGGCGGCTCATCAGGTCGTTTTAGATGGAATCCTGAAAAATTTTTTAAAGGAATATATGGAAATGCATTAGAAGTAATAGCTACTGGAACTTCATTTCAATTAATAGTTGAAAGTACTTGGCATTCAGCACGAACTCAAAATTTTCAAATAAAAGATGATGTCAGAGCTGGATGTACAGACCCATTAGCTAATGGAGACTTGAGTGGTAATGGTGTTTATGATGCAAACGCTACTGAAGATGATGGTACATGTAGGTATACTGGATGTAAAGATGAAAATGCAGCAAACTATTCTTGTGGAACTGATGGATTAGGAAATGCCAATCCTAATTTAGTTGACTCTTACGCTTGTGGAGCTGCGACGAATGCAGAAGAAGGTGACAATGGATATAACTATACTTTAGACGATATGGATGATAATGGTTTGTGTCAATTTTATCCAATCGCGGTAGTATCACATTCACCAGCTAATGTAAATGAAGGAACAAATATATCAATAACATCCACTAATTCAACTGTACATGACAATGGAACATACACTTGTACTGAATGTACTGGTGGATTAAGTTATTTTTGGGATATTACAGATACAGATGGAAATGATTATTCGGCTTTTATAGTAGATACGCATACTTTAAATTTTCCTATACCTTTAATGATTGGTGAAAATTATGGTGGTGGTGGAATTTTAAATGTAAATTTAACAATAGAAAATGAACAAGGATGGTCTGATACTTTAGATAGTGTTCATCAAATAAGTATTAATGATGTTGATATAATTGGAACACAATTATCTAACTTTCCACCTATTTATATACCAGGAGGAGGAGCATATAGTTTAATAGGTTCTTACTTACCTCCAAATGATGATGATAATAGATATGATATGATTGATTTGTTAAACTCATCATTTTTTATAAATAATCCGAGTGAGGCTGATGAACCTATACCTAATATTTACATGACAGGTGATTATGCTTATGTTATTTTATGTGCAAATGAAAATTGTGCGGGTAGTGACGAAAATTTAGACAATGGATTTTTTAATTATATTAGTGGAGTAGGCTGGTTTGGACCTGAAATAGATCTAAAACCTGGAATGGGAATAAAATTACAAACACAAAATGCTGGTTGGTTTAGATGGACTTTACCAGAGGAAGTATAAATGGCAGCTAAAGATATAAATATTATACTACAAGGATATCAATTAACCGATAAAGATGGTAACTCTGTTGATATCAATTCGTCTGATGAGTTTAGAGTTTATATTGAAAATGAAACTGATGGAAAGATTGAACAAGAAATTTATTCTGGAGACTCTTATGTTAATATTTTTGAGGAAGCTAACACAGCTGTAATATCTATAAGTCAAACAGATAATTTTGGTTATTTAACAATACAAGTAAAACCTAATGGGTTAGATTATTATTTAACTGCTACTACTGATGGAACTAATGTAGCTACATCAAATTTTATACCTGATACAGGTGCTTCATTTGTTACACCTGATTTATTTGATACAACATTTTTTTCTCCTCAATTTGTTTACATAATAATACCTGGTTGTAGTGATGATAGTACTTATGGTCCTTTTCCAGATATATATGGTTTTTGTAGGCCGGATCCTTTTACTGGAGAAGACAGACTCCCCAATGCATTTGGTTATTGTAAAGATCCAGATTATGATAATGTTATGTTTCCAAATACAGGGTATTCTGTTTGTAACTTTGACCCTGATTCAAATGATGAAAGTAATGATGATTGTGTTTATACTGCAAATGGAGTAGTTGGTACTCCAGAAACACCATTTGATGCTGTTCAAGATGATACATATTGTGATTGTTATGGGCATACTTTAGATTGTGCAGGAATGTGTATATCACAACACCAAACAGGAGAATGTTCAGCTACAAATACTGCGGCTAGTGGAAATTTATTTACAAATGGTTTTGGTTGTAATATATTAACTTGTTCTGGGGAAGGAGACCCAACTCCTGTTGATGAAGGACAATGTATTTCGGCAGATCAATGGATTGCTTTTCGTGATGATGGCGGTAACGACAATTTTTGTGACATATATTATTGTTCAGGTGTATTTCAGGGTATAGGTCACCCATTAGTTGGAACTGATTATGTAGATAGTGATGGAATAGCTACTTTTAATTGTGGATTAAACAATTGTGAAGATTGTAATGGAGAGTGTTCATCAAATGATGTGTGGAGTGATGAAGTAGGTGATTGTAATCCTCAAGAATGTATAGGTGGAACTTCAACCGACGCTATATATGGTTGTGCACCCTTTTGGATTCCTGAAGACGAACAAGGAGATAATTGGATATGTGAACAAGATTGGTCTAAAGATTGTTTTGGTAATTGTCCAGAACATGAAGATTATCAAGGAGCTTGTGGTAGAGGTTCTGCAAGTGGAATAATCGTATATGGAGATGGGGAATATTCTCCTGAAATTCAAACTATATTAGAAAGTTTTCAAGTAGACAATCATTGTGGTATTGATTGTGCAGGTATATGTGGTGGTGATTCAGTTTTTGATGTTTGTGGTGTATGTGGAGGAAATGGATATGAAGATGTAGAGAACGATACAGATGGTGAATATGATTCTTGTGATTGTGATGGAAATGTAGATTTAGGTTGTGGTTGTGGAGAACCGGCACCTGATGATTGTGGAGTTTGTGGTGGTAATGGTATTCCTGAAGGTGAATGTGATTGTAATTCTATTAATGGAGTGCCACCAGTTCCTCACTATTTAGATTGTAAGGGTGATTGCGTTTTAGAAGAAGATATGGCGGTTATAGATGATTGTGGTGTATGTTCTGGTGGTAATACTGGAGTTGATGGTTATTTCTTTACATTAGAAAATGGAGATTCATGTGAACAATATACATCAATTGATTGTTTAATTGGTGGCCAATATTGTTCATGTGGTGATTTAGCTCAAGGTGGTGTGGGTAATACTTTTGATTGTCGTGCTGATAGTGCTTATCTATTACCAGCTGACGAAGAATATTTAGAATTACAGGCTTCATGTGGTGGTGCACTTGTATATGATGCATGTCAAGACCAGATTCCAAATATAGATAGTTGTGGTGGTGCGTGTGAATCATGTGGTTGTGGTTGTAATGAAGCTAATTTAGATATTTGTGAGGTTTGTGGTGGTATTGGTTTAACTATATATGATGACCCAAAACAAGGTCCTGAAATACCTAATGGTGATTCTTGTCCTAACGGACCAGATGACTATGGTTTAACGTGTAATTGTGCCGGAGATGAATGTGATATCTGTGGTATATGTGGTGGAACTGGATATGGAACTTCTACTTTTTCTGATTTTGAATATAATGGAGTAACAATTCCAGGAGTTTCAGGAATACCAAATTGTGATTGTTCAGGAACTCCACCTCAACTTTGGTGTTATGATGGTGATGGTGATGGTATAGGTTGTTATGATTGTATAACAGAACCCGTTTATTCTTGTAATAATCCAGGTGGAACAGAGTTTGGGGGTAGTTGGGTAGGTAGTGGAGAAGGACCAGTAGAAATGGATAGTTTCTGTTCTCAAACTTCACTTGAAGAAATTTGTAATAGTGGATACGATGAGTGTGGTGTCTGTGGTGGAAATTCAAATGATTATGTTTGTTCATCAACAGCTATAGATCCTTATTGTTGTGACACACTTCCAATAGATGGCTTTTTAACATGTGATTGTAATGATGTTTGTACAAATATCCCACCAGCTGGAAACTTGGGATACGATGAATTTGGAAACTTATCAGATACTGGTTATTATGATTGTTCTGGTACATGTAGAGGTGATGCATATTTAGATACTTGTAATAAATGTTGTGTGGATGGATTTCTATATGATTCGAATACAAACTCTGTAACCAATATACCGTGTGGTATACCTTTGGGTGATTGTGATTGTAATGGTAATCAATATGATTGTACATATAATCCAGAAGAAGAATATGATAGTGAAACAAACTTAGCTTCTTGTGGTGGAAATCAAACATTAGATAATTGTGGAATTTGTGGTGGTGATTGTATTGGTGATGGTATATGTGACGAAGAAAATGATTGTGGGGATTGTTTCGTTGATTGGAATCCTGTAACATGTGATACAGATAATCCAGATAACACATTTAATCAAATTTGTAATTGTGAAGGCAATGTTTGTGATGATTGTGGAGTTTGTGGTGGTTCAGGTTCAAAAGAGTATTATTATGATGAAGATGGTGATGGTGTTGTATGTGACGCTGGTGGTGCTTATTTTTGTGATGGAGATCCAAATTTAGGAACACTATGTGGAATAAATAGTAATCCTTGTTGGGTTTTAGTTGATGGGTATGATGGTGAAACTGAATCGTTTACAGCAGATAATAACTTATGTGATTGCCCATATACTTATGACAATTGTGGTAGATGTGTACAAGAACCATATGTAGATCAACCACTTTGTCAAATAGATGGGTCTGGTCAAAGATTACCTGATTGTGTAAATGAAAATGATCCAGGATTAGGAATAACTTGTAATAGTAAATATTGTAAATATGGTTCATATGAATGTAACCAACAATGTGATGATGCATATTATATCTATGAATATATTCCTGAATTTGGAACTAGTGGATATATTAGGCCAGAGTTACAACCAGGTGGTTTGGGAGAAAGACCTCAATTAGACCAATGTGGAGATTGTAGAAAACCAGGTTGTAGTAATTATCTTTATACAGATTTACCTGATGAATCATTATGGGCTAATTTAACTACTGGTGAAATTTATGGTGATTTTCCTGTTTGTGATGATAATATTTCATATCATGATAATCCAGTTCCTACAAATCAAGAGTGGAATAGTCAATGTGTTGATTGTGCAGGTGTTATTAATGGAAGTAATTTTGAGAATTGTGATGGTGTGTGTGAATCTACAATTTCAGCTATTGGAAATGGTATATGTAATGGAACAACATATACATGTGACCCAAAACCTCTTTATCCAGGACACCCATACGCTAATGTCGATTTAGATGGTGATGGAATAAATGACCATATTGACTTTCAATGTGATGGTGATGATTGTAGAGGATGTGATGGAGAGTGTAGAGCCATTCCATATGAAGACCAATTTAATCGTCATGGAGAATTTTGTGGTTGTGGTGAACCTGATACTTTAACAGAAGAAAATGGATGTTGTTTAGGTGGAGTTCAAGATTGTGAAGGTTATTGTTCTGAATCAGACAATTGGATTGGTGATGATGATTTTACACCAGATTCTGGAAGAGATTGTGCTGGTATATGTCAAGGTGATGCAGAAGAACAAGTATGTTGTGATACAGTTAAATATTGTTTTGGAGATGATGGTGTAGTTAATGGAACAAGTTGTTTGGATGTAGCAGCTTGTGGATGTTATTCAGACCCAACAGCTTGTAATTATAATCCTACTAATCAATCTGATGTTGAAACATTTTTAACAGGTAAAAGCACTTATGAACTTTTTGATTATCGTTGTGTTTTTCCTGGTGACGATGGATATTTTACAATTGATGTTAATAGTGGTTTTGTAACTGATGAATTTATAGAATTGTGTGACAATTATGGTGTTGGAGTTGGTGATTGTTGTAATTGTGAAGGACAATTATTAGATTGTGATTTATCTTGTGGTGGTGAAAATATTAGAAAACAATATTATCATGATTATGATTGTGATGGTTTAGGTGGTGGTGAACCTACTAATAATTATTATTGTTCTGATGAATTACCTGATACCGATGGTTGTTGGTCTTTAACACAAGATGAAGATGAACTTGGTGATTTTTGTAGAATTGATAACATATGGACTAATGCAATACCATCAAGTATGGTTGGTGGTAGAATGTTACCTAATGAATCTTTTATTTGTAAACCAAAAGAATCTTATGGTGGTTACTCAAATACAGAAGTTACAGCATATTGTAGTGGTATACAAGACGCAGCTACTTGTTCTTCAGAAGAACAAACACCTGAATGTAAATGGGAACCAGATTACTTTTTTGGAATAGATGATTGTGGTAATTGTCATAGATTAGGTTTAGGTGAAGGTGATATAAATCCTGCATTTAATCAATATGGTGAATCTTCTCAAGATTGTAATGGTTGTTGTAATTATGGTTCTACTTCTGGATGTGGTTCACCATACGAAGAAGGAGTTTGTGTTGATGGTTCAACAGAATGTAATTTTGATGGAACTATAACACAAGACCATAATGGTATAGACCAATATCCTGGATTAGACCAATGTGGTGATTGTCATGGAAATGGTCAAAGATGTGCGGGTTGTATGTATGTTGGGGCTTTAGATGGCCCTGGAACAGAAGGACAAGGTTGTACCACTATTGATGGATTACCAATGCCTTGTTTATTTGATTGTAGTGCTCATTATGATTTTGCAGCTAATACCGAAACAGCTTGTTGTGATTTTACTCAAGATTGTATGGGAAACACTTTAGAAAACGATTGGGGTGGTGCAGGAGGACCTGCAGTTACTGATTGGTGTGGTGTATGTACAGGTGGAACTTCGGGTGTAGATTTTAATGTTTTATTAGTATGTGGGTGTTGTCCATCACAACAATCAAGTTACTATGATAATTATAATTTAGGATTTTCAGCAGCTGGTTCATCAGATATTACACCATATACTCACTATGGGGAGTGTACATTTGATGGAGAGACTTATGTTGATTTTGATACATTTATAAATGATAATTATGAAGGTTCTGGTTCATACACAATTGAGATGTATCCTAATTTTAAAGCTTGTGATGGAAATGGTTCTTGTTTTGATGATAATTATATAGACGCATGTGGTATATGTAACGACCCAGATGACGCTTGGGTTATTACAGATAATGTAGATTTTAATTATTCTACACCCGGTGATTCTACATCCTGGTTATTATGTTCGTGTGAAGATACAGATGGTGATGGAGTAGGAACACCATTATATCATGATGATTGTGGTGCGTGTGGATTACAACAATTTAATCAATTATATCAAGCTGAAGCACAATGTAGTTGTGATGGTGGTACACAAAGTTTTTGGGATGAGTGTCCTGATTTGGGTGATTTAAGTTGTGGTGGAGATGGGTTTGTAGATGATTGTTTAGATAGTAATGATTGTGAAAATATGGATTGTCTCGGTGTCTGTGGTGGAGAAAATTTTTATAATGTTGTCAATGGTATAGCACAATGTTGTTTAGGTCAAGGACCTAATGATGGGGATAAAGATTCTTGTGGTGTTTGTTTTGGTGGAGATTTAGATTTAGGTTGTGATGGAGTATGTTTTAGTGGAAATGTTCAACAAGATTGTGGTTGTGGTGCACCAGGAACATTAGGAACAACAGAACATTGTTTTGATGCAGATGGTGATGGATTAGGTGACCCAACATTTAAACAAAACATATGTGCAAATGGAACACCACTAGCAGGATTTAATCCAGCATTCCAAGAATATTATAGTATACCAGCAGACTATAGTGTACCTGAACCAAATACTTATACAACAAATTGTGATGGAGATCCAGAACCTGATTGTCCAACTACAACTGATGAATGTGGACAATGTGGTGGAACTAATGTTATTTGTTTTGGTTGTAATATTGAAGAAGCTTGTAACTATGGAATGAGAAAAGATGGTAATGGATATTGTACAACAATACCTTGTACATTTGCAGATAATAATACATGTATAATGCCAATTGATTGTGATGGAGAATGTGATGATGGAACACAATATTGTCCACCTACAGCTACAATAAATGGAACTGAAGATGTTCCAATTTGTGAAGGTGGTTGGGGAACATGTCAAGATGAGATTTGTATTGATTCTTTAGATTGCCCAGCAAATGGTTGTCAAGGAAATAAACTAACATATTGTCCTGGTGAAATACAAGAAGAAGTTTGTTGGTATCCAGATGATTGTGGAGTTTGTGTTGAAGGTAATGCTGAATACAATACAACTGGTAGTTGGACTTGTAATGAATGTTTCGTACCAAGTGACATAGCTTGTTCTACTTGTGCTTGTACCGGTTGCACAGATCCAGAATGTGAAGGAAATGGTTTATATGATGATAAAGCTTTATATCCAATAAATCCAACATATCAAACAGTTGATAATGATGACGCGTTTTGTGGTATTTTAGATTGTGATGGAAATTGTGGTGGATATTGTGTGGTAGATGAATGTGGAAGTTGTACAGGAGCAGATTGTACAGGTGGTGAATATAATAGTGGAATAGATGGTGATTTGAATCCTTGTGGTTGTGATGATAGAGTTTTATATTATAGTTATGAACAATGTCCACAATCAGGTCCTTGTTATTGTAATGATTGTGACCCCAACGACCAAGATTGTCGACCAAGTGGTTGTGATGGTAATGAGTGGTTTGGTTGTAATTCGTGTGGTGAACAACCTGATTTATGTGGAAATTGTTCAGATGATGGTTGGGGTGGATATGGTGTTCCTAATTTAGCATGTGCAGTTTGTAATGTAGTAGGAGCATGTAATTATGTAGCAACAATACCTGATGGACAATATGGTAATCCAGATGTCTGTCTTTGGAATAATATAAATGGGGATTGTGTATGTCAAGCTCTTTGGACAAATCCTGATGAACATAATAACTTTTGTGCTGAGGGTGGTGTTTATGTTGATGATTGTGACCCACCAAATATAGTTGATAGTTTAGATGATCCTGATTTTAATAATTGTCAAGGTTGTAAAACAGAAGGTGCTGTAAATTATAATCCAAATCTTGGTCCAAATGACCCACAAGGTACTTGTTTCTTTGGTGATTTAGTAAGAGTACCATCTTCTACAATAGGAGCAGGTTTAGATTATTATGTATTAAGACCAGCTGGTAATGATACGCAAGGTGTACAATGTAATGATGGTGAAATAGAAACATATACTACTTGTAACGAAAATTATGGTGGATTTGAATCTATAAGTCCAGAGGGAGATTTAAATGAAATATCTGCATATAAATTAGAAATATTTGATTCAAACAATGTTTCTCAAAAATATTGGTACGCATTATCTTCAATACATTATTTTGATTATTCTGGTTCTTCTGGAAATGAAGAAAATGAAAACCCTGAATGTCCTATACTTTATGATATCGATGATGATGATACTTTAGAAAATATAGATGGTTCGATAAATATACATACTTTTGTAGCCTGTGGTGTTGGATATCGTTTTATAAAAAATGATACATATCGAATCGAATTAACAATTTATGATACTGATGGTGATAGTTATACTTTAACAAATGAATTAGAAATTGGTGGTTCAATTGATTGGGAAGTTTCTATTCAAAAATACGAAAATCCATGGCAAGGAATGGAGTTACCTTTCCCCTTACCAACAGATTTTAAATATAAAAAAAGAGATTTTGAATCTGTTACAGATGGTGGTTATGATAATGATGGAAGGCCTTCGTTAGGAACATTTTATTTTTCTGATGACCCAAATAATAATAAATTAATTAATAGTAGTAATTTAGATGATAGTGGTTATATAGAATCTTATTTTAGGGAATCTTTTTCTATGTCAGGTAAAAAATGGGGGGATAATGGTGGAATTGGTAAAAAATATAATGGTTTATTAGAAAATATACAAAATGAATGTGGAGTTGACTTAGCTGTATATTTAAATACATCTGATTTAACAACAAACCCAACTTCAAATTCAGGAGAAGGAAGTAATAATGGTTGTTTTATGCCTGATAGTGGTGGTGGATATGTTAATTGGTTACCAGATATTCTTCCATTTACACAAAGAAGTTTAACAGGAAATAAATCAAGATTATGGGAATATTATGATTCTGAATTACAACCTGAATTATATCAAGAAACGACAACACCTACTGAAGTTATTTTTTATTTTCAACCAACTAAATTTAGTAGTACTCCGTGGGGTAATAATAGAGAAACAGAAGAACAATTGAATAGTATTAATCCAATGTATTTATTGAGTTTAGATTGGGGTGATGGTGAAATAGAATATGAAACAGAAGCTTATAATTTAAATGAAAATCAAGAATTAAGACATACATATTCAAAACCAGGAGTTTATTCAATAACAGGTTATTGGTTTTCAATACATAAAGGCAGAACATGTGTAAACATTTATGGTGAACATGATGGTAGAAATTTAGCTTGCTCTGATGACCAACATTGTCGTGGTGTATGTAGTAATACAGATACGGGTGGTATATGTCTTGGTGGTTCAGTAGATGGTAATCAATGTAATTCACATGATGATTGTTATTTCCTAACAAATTCATTAGACCCAAATAAAAATATAGTTTGTCAATCTGCAGATTTAGAACCTAAATATTTACATAATTTTGGTGTAAATAGATTTTTTAAATTTACGAGTAGAATAAATTTAAATGAACCTGAAAATTATTCACAACATCCATATATTTTAAATGAAACCAATACAAATAATGTTGTGGTTGGTGGTATATCTAAAAATGGAATTTACTATAAAAATATTTTAAGACAATTAGGTTATTTTCCAGATTTACCTGAAGAAGAACCTTTGGATTTACAATTTCAATTTCAATATGATGATATAATTACTCAATATGCTCTGGCTCAAATGGATGAAAACTATACAACAGATGATTTAATAGCTTTTCAACAACAAAGATTTGATGGTGTTCAAGAGATTTACAAGGGTAAATATAAAGATTATATAGGTGAGTTAGGAAAAAGTTTTGGAAATTTAGATTTAGGGCAAGTGAGATATTACAATACATCAATTAGTATGGCAGAAATGTTAGGATTTGATGATGAGGTTGGTGGTAATCCAGGCATAGAAACTTATTATAAAAACATAATTCCTCAAGATTATTGGATAGGTTTAAGAACAGGTTTAGAGTATGATGAATTTGACATAACATCAGTTAATCCATCTGATACTGATGGGCAAATTTGGATTGGACAAAACGAATATGGTAATAATTATTATTATCCAGTTTTACCAAAATTAAATGTTTATGGTTATTTTGATTCTGATAATTATGGTTTACAAGGAAATAGAATACCATTTGGAACTACTGGAAGAAATTGGGATGGTGTAGATATTGACTCTTTAGCAACTTCTCTCTCGTCAAATGATTTTGTTAAATATTTATTAATAGATATAGATTTTTCATCGGAAAGTGATGGAAAATTACAAGATTTAAGTGGTAATGGAAATGATGGTTTTATATTTAATGATTATAGAATTGATTATGAAGAGGGTACTCGTGTTCCTGAAAAAATAGAAGGAACAATAAAACCTATAATAGATAAGAGTGAGAAACAATTTTAATGGCTGGTAGAATAGAATATAAAATATTAAAAAATATGCCTTTTTATAATGCGTATAGTCAATACTATTATAATGAAGATGATAATTTAGAATTTTTAGATGGCTCTGGTATAATCACTACATTTAAAAGTGATGATTTATATACAAGAATTACTGAAGAGGGTTATATTAATGCATCTGACGATGATAATATGCCAGATTGGAGACCAATTACTGAAGTCTTTATTGGTAACTCAACTGATATAGATAATCCAGCAAATGTGTTCTTACAAAGATATTATGAATTTGGTTCATCTGATTATATAAGAACATCTGCACCAAATGTTGTTAGTTTGGTGGTTTCATTAGCTGAAAATAATAACGCGTTTAACATAACGCCGATAACTAATCCATATGAAGCTGGTGGTGGAGAGATAGGTATTAGAGTTTTAAATTGGGATTGGTCTGAAGGTGAATATGAATTTTTAAATGATTTTATTTCTGATGATCCAGGTTCTGATGAAAATTATGTTAATTTACTTGATGAAGATGCTTTTTTAACACACCAATATGAATCATCTGGTTTAAAAACTATAAAAGCAACAGTTTATGCCAGAGAAGATGATAAAATAAGATATAAACATATTGAAATAAAAATATTTCTTGGTTTGGATGGAGTATTTGTAGAAGATTTTATAGACATAGGTGGTCCTGATTTTACTTATCTTCCTTGGCCACAAACAACACCTATAATTGGTGGAATCTCAAAAGAAAGTGATTATTATCAATCTGTAAATTCTATTGTAAATTCTAATATGTTTGGAGAAAATGAGAAATTCGAAAGATTTTTTGCAGAAAAAGCTTTTCATAATAACCAACTTGGTGATAGCTTAGGTGATTCTGATATTGAACAAGTTAGAGCTTTTAAAGGTGGTGGTACTGATATGAATTATATGTTAGGTATAGTTGGGGAATTAACATTAAATGGATTTAATCCTTACTATGAAAATGGTGTAGGACAATATTGGGATGGAGAGCCTTTAACAGGAAATACTTTTCCAAGAGAAACTTCTGTTGGAACACTATTTATAGATGAATCAGAGGACCAACAATTAATAAATAATTGTTTGTTTGAATTAAATTGTGGTGAAGTAAATGTTTCAAATATAATAGATACTTGTGGTAATGGTAATAAAGGTATTTTAATTGGGGATTATAAAATCACAAAAGAAGATGTAGGTATAAAAGCTAGGAGAGATACCGTTATAAATATTCCAGAAACAGACACGAAAAATGGAGCTCTATAGATGCCAATAAATCAAGAAAATTATAGTCAAAATCAATTAGACTTGATACTAAAAGGTACAACAGAAAATCAAACACTTTCTACTGATGATTATGTTAGGTTAAGTGTTTATGAAGAAGCTACCGATGTATTTGTTGGAAGATTTTATTCAAATGCATTAACTCCTGATAATATTCCTCAAATAGAAGTATATAATTTAAACGGAACTATTTCAGTTAAACCTAATGAAATATTAGAAGCTAATTATGTAGCTGGTGGTAATTATAAATTAGAATTTGATTTTTTAAAAAATGTATTTTCACTTATACCAGCGACTTCTGTTGCAGATAACCCGAAATTTATAATAACAGAAATTGCACCTTCACGAAAAGAAATTAGAGTTATAGCTAGAAATAATGGTGATGATATATTATTTGATAATGATTTTATGATTGAATTTATGTCTTCATTATCACCTGCAGGTTCTTATACATATGATTGGGTTTTAACCTTTAATAAAGATAAAAATATATCAATTAATAATTTTACATTTGATGAAATATCTAATCCTGAAAAAATAAGTTTAATTTTAAGATTAGATAAACCAATACCTGCAACTTATAAAAGATTAGATAAAGTAAATATTGAAAAAGAAGTTATAAATACACAAATACAAAACATAATATATGTTAGTAATATAACTTCAACATTTGCTGGAAGTGGGTTAACACCAGATCCAAGTGTGTGGACACGAGAAGTTGTTTATGAAGCAGATTCTGCAGAAAACTATGAACAATTAGTTGTTAGTTCATCATTTACTGAAAATACATTTAATGATATAGTAACAAAACAAAAAGGTGAAGTAAATCTAAATGTTGATTTTTCAAAATTTGAAAATCATGTATTTTTTGGTTCTGCAAAAAAGAAACTTCAAAACTTTAAAACAAAAGTAGGAAAAATACAAGGACAATTAAATTTAATTTCCCAATCTTTAAGTACAGCTCATAATGTTGGTACATTTACAGGTTCAACAATTCCTGATTTAAGAAAAAATGCATTTAATGAAATAACAAATATAAAAAAAACATTTACACCATATGAAAAATTTTTATATGATGATAATCAGAGTTATTCTACATCTTCTGCTCCTGGTTTAGGTTTGAATCATGCACATACAATACCAGTAACTCAAAATTCAGGACAATATTCATTATTAACAAATCAAGAAGGATTTAAAGTTGTACATAAACATGAACCTAACCCTGCAGGAAATACTTTTATAGATTTATTTACAGATCAATATTTTGCCGATGATACACCATTTTTTAATTACACAGGTTCATTATATCTTTCTTTCTTAATGAAAGCTGACGATACCATATCTGATACTATGCATGCAGATCAAGATATAGGAAATGGAAGATTTGTGTGGGAAAACTCAAATAAAGTTGGTTACGGTGGTTATCCAAGGATACCACAAGAAGCTCTGCATCAAGAATTTATTTTGAGACCAAATACAACTGGAAGTCATTTTCAAAGATTTATATTACATGCCTCACAATCACATTGGAGACCAACAGGTTCAGTCACTTTAAACGATGCCGGCGTTCAAGATGTTAGTTTAATTCCACAAGATAATGCATCATTTACTGGAAACAATAATGTTTATTATTCTATTTTAAGTTCATCTGTTCAAGTAACATCTGCTTCGATGACTCATACTGAAAAAATTAGTTTACCAGAAAATTATTCTGGTTTAGGAACTTCACTAACAAGTAGTAATCATCCATTTCACGGTTCAGTATTACCAGCTGGTGAATTATTTAGAATTTATTATAGGGCACAGGATATTAGTGGCACTGAAGCAACAGCTTCTTTTATTACTGATGTTAAAGTAACAAAGAATAATCCTTTAAACACTCAACCATTTTCATTTATATATCCAACAGGTTCAACTGAATTTGACACTTGGTATAATGGTATTTATTCACAAGCTGAAACATATGATAATAACAATATTCATAGTTTAGTACATAATGTACCAGAACAAGTTATAACAAGTTCAGATGATGTCCAAACATTTTTAGATATGTGGGGTGAACATTTTGATGGTGTAAGAAATCATATTGATACCTTTAAAACATTTTACAATAGAAGTTATAATGAAAAAACTTCTATGCCTTCTAATCTATTACCTATTTTAGGGGCTAATTTAGGTTGGGAACTTATAAATCCATTTAGTAGTAGTTTGAGTGATTACTTTAGTACACTAACAGGTTCTTTATCAACAATGCAAGATGTTACTAATAACACTTGGAGAAAAATAATAAATAATTTGGTATATATTTATAAATCAAAAGGAACACAAAATAGTTTAAGGGCTCTTTTAAATATTTATGGATATCCACCAGATTTAATTACAGTTACTGAACATGGTGGTTCAATGCAAGAACATAACCCTATAATTATAGATGATACTTTTTCTACATTTAATTCAGGATTAAAAGCATCTTCTGGTAATGTTTCATTTATAGAAGAACCAATTATGTATAGAATGATGAATTTTAATCAATTTAATGAGGGAATACAATTGGATTGGCATATGAATGGTGCGAATGGTACAGGTATGGAATTTACAATGATACCAACTGTAACTAATGTAAGTATGTCTTTGTTAGAAAGTAGTGGTAGTTTAACAGAATCACTTTGGGATTTACAATATGTTCCATCTGCTAGTAGTCCAACAGTTGGTAGTTTAAGGTTTAGGCTACATCATGGTATAGATGCACCTGCATCAGCGACATCTTCTTTATCTTTAAATGCATCATCTGCTAGTACAGATTATTTTACTATTGGTGATGATAAAATGTTTAATGTTTTTATGGGTATACATAATTCAGAATATACAGTTGTTGTATCACAAAAAGAAAATGATAGTATAAATTTATTTACAACTGCTAGTTTGAATATGACAGATGAAGTAATAGCTGGAAATATAAGTGTAGCAAATATTGCAAATTCAACTTTTGCTTTTTTAGGTAGTGGTAGTAGACATCCATTATCAGCATCTAATTTATATGTAGGTAGAACTTATACTGGTAGTTTAGCAGATATTAGAATGTGGAAAGGATTTCAAAGTGCATCTAAAATAAAACAACACACTTTAAATCCTGTATCAATAGTTGGTAATCATTTTAATAGTCAAGAAAGTGAATTAATTTATAGATTTAAATTAAATGAAAATACAATACCAGGTTCTACAGGCAGAATAAAAGATTCTAATCCAACAAATATAAAAGATTTTTCAAGAGATACGGCATTTAATATAAGTAATGGTATGTATATTACAAAAATAATTGATACCTTTAAATTTTTACCAAGAACAGATGGTGTTTCTCATAGAAATACTAATATGGTTACTACTGACATGGATAGAGGATTTATGAAACATAATTTAAGTCCTATAAAAAATAGTTTTAATCCTAATTTAGATGAAAAATCTAATAATAAAAGAGAAGTATCAGAAGTTGTTAGTTTTACAAAATCACCTATTGATAAGATAGATGATTATATTACACAAGTTTTAGCTGATAAAGATATATCACAATACTTTTCAAAATGGTCTGACACATATGAACCATTTTATGAGGATTTGGATGATTTAAGAAATAAAATTATGAGTGGTGTTTCTGTTGATATAAATAAATACATAAACACAGTAGCTAAATTATTTAATCCATCCATAATAGAAGCTGTAGAATCTATATTACCATTAAGTTCTAGATTTGATACTGGTGTTGAAATAAGACAATCTATTTTAGAAAGAAATAAAATACAATATAAAAAAAGTAGTGTGTTTAGAATACCTGTACATTTAGGTACTCTTGAAAATATTTATAATATAACTTCTACTATCGTTGATTTACCAAAAGGTAATTTAGAAAATCATCAACCTGATTTAAGTTTAAGTTTTATTACTCCACCGAAGGGTGAAATACAAACATCTGTAGATGGATATACTTATTCTATTAATTATTTAAGTATATATAACTCAAATAATATTAATATATATGAAGATATTATTGATTTTAATGTTAAAAATATTGAACTTATAAACTTTAATACAATAAGTTTAATAAAACAAGATAATAATTTCAAAATTAATTTTGTAAATCCGATACAATCTAATGTGATGGATTTATATAATGACTTTATTAATTATAAAATTGAATATACAAAACCATTAGATGTGATTTTATCTAATGTAAATGGTAAAACACAATTTTATAATTTTTCTATAAATAATATAAACAATTTAATTAATTTTGATGTAATAAATATATATGAAGATTTTGTTAATTATAACATAAACTACTTAAAAATTTATAGTACTAATTTACAAAATTGGCCATTTGAACAAATATTAACAGAATATTTAACAGTATTAGAAACTGAAATACAAGAACATAAATTTAAAGAATTTTCAACTTCTTATTCACCTATACATCAATTTAATATTGATGAATGGGAATATCAAGATTTTAATATGAACTATATAAATCTTTATCAATCGAATAATTTATCTATTATTGATGTAGATGATTTTTCATATAATAGTTTAAAATTAGAATATAATAATATAAGTGAAAACAAACTGAAAAGATGGCCATTTGAATCATTTGGTGGTTCTTTCATAAACGTATACAGTGATAATTTAGAAAACTGGCCATTTGAAAACTTTAGTATTACTAAACTAAATATAATAGAAGAAAATATAGAACAATGGCCTTTTGAAAGTTTCAGTTCAAACTATAACGAAGTATATGAAACAGATATTCAACTTAGCTATGATAGTGAATTTGATAAAAATCAATATTCACTTTCAGTATCAGAAAATGATTCTACTGAAGCTACTTTAAGTATGCAATTTTTCGTATCCTCAACAACTAAAGCTAATGATCCAGCAAATTGGGATGGGGGTACAATCACATTAAGAGACGGAAATGGAGTACGTAGAACTTATATTTTTGACGATGATGGTACTGGAGATAATGGAGATTTAGATGGTTCTGGTAGAGTAATAGTACAAATTATTGGTAATAGTTCGTGGCCACAACAAAGAACTGCTCTTGTAAACGCATTGGCTCATGCTAACGGGCATAATGGAAGTATAAGAACTACAAATACATCAAAAGGACTCCTTCTAACACAAGATGTGGGGGGTACAGTTGGAAACACATCAGTATCTGTTACTGGTTTAAATGCATTAGATGGAGGAACATCAATAGGTGGTGTTTTAGTTTCAAGTGCTGCTAGTTTCACAACAAGTTTTACAGGTGGTGTTGATTTTAATTTTAAAAATTATATAGAAAAAAGAGATAAATTTAAAATGGAATACATAGATGTTTATAGTAAAGATGTGTTTGATGTTCAAAATTTAATGTGGGTAGATAGAAAACAATCACCACTTAAAACATGGGGAACTAATCCGAGTGATACTTGGATAATGAATATGGCAGTATCGGGTTCTGGTAGTAGAAACTACAATACAGGTTATTATAATGATACTGTTTTTAATTATATGATTCAAGATATGGAATATATTTCAGGTTCAAGAAAGAAAAAAATATGTGCAGAAATATTACAATCTAATGAAGTTTTAGATTATGATAGAGCGTGTGTAGATCCTGAAGATTATTGTGATTCTTCTGATTGGAGGTGTTTTTATAATAGATTAATTTTAGATGATGGATTAACAGGAGATATATATCAATCTTACTTTGGTGATTCTGGTGGAACATCTCCTATAAAAGGTAGACCAATTGGTAAAACAACTTTCATAGCTACTGCTTCTAATGGTGATTTAATTTATCCATCAAACCATCATATTAATTATAGTACAACCAAAGATCAAATGAGATTTTTATTTTATGAAAAAACACCAACTTCAATAACAGTTATTGATAGAAATAATGAATTTGATGAAACAAACCATAATAAAGGTATACAGTTCGAAGGTGACTTATTTCCAAGAGAATCAGTTTATACTTTACAAGTGGAAGGTGCTGATACTGAAAATATTTTAAGAGTAGAGAAAAAAACAGATAGACCTACTACTGGAGGTAAAATAGAAAATATAAGAAAGGGTAGAAGAAATCCTAATAAAAAAGGTCCTACTGGACCAAAATAGGTATTAAACCAAAATATTAATTATAAATTAAAATAATTTATACAATTTTTTAAATACTTTTATATTTATATATGAAATTATAAAACAATTATTAAACAATAAAAAAGTTTTAATCACAAAAGAATTATAATAGGAGAAACTCAAATGGGATATTTAGATGGATCAACAATAACAGTAGACGCCATTCTAACAGGAGAAGGTAGAAAAAAATTAGCCAATGGTGGTGGTTTAGGTATAACTAAATTTTCTCTTGGGGATGACGGTGTAGATTATAAATTATATAATGTAAATCACGCAAGTGGTTCTTCATTTTATGGAGAAGCTATTGATAATCTTCCAAACTTGGAAGCTTCAACTGATTCACATGTAGGTATGAGATACCATTTAATGACAATGGATAGAGATAGAGTTTTCTTACCTAATCTACAAATAACCCCAGCAGCTGGTATTGAAATAAGTTCACAATATGAAGAAGGTGCAAAACTTATTGATGTATATACCCGTAACTTTGGTACAGAAATGTATGAATATACAATCTTTGACCAATCTGCAATTACAGTAGATGCTGTAACAACAGATAGGTCTGCATCTAATGTTAAATTTAACTCAAGACAAGAAATTGCACAAACTACTGTTGCGAGATCAGGACAGACATTAAGAGTTATGGCTTTACCATTAGATCATGATGTTTCAACTATTATAGAAATTTATGGTATGGATTCAGGTGCAGTTGGTTATGTTGGCGTAACAGCATTTGCAAACATCAGACCAAGAAGAAGAAGATAAAAATTTTAATTAGGAGAAAGAAAAATGCCACAATATCAAATATTTGACGCTGAAGACAGAATAGTAGAAACGACTAAAGTCACCACCGGATATTTTTCCGATGGAGCTGGAACTTTAGGAGGTTCTTCTATGATAACATCTTCGATTACAGGTTCACAAAAAAAATATTATCATAACATAAGAAAAAATGGATCTACAGCTGATGAATTTAGTATTACATTTGGTAATAGAAGCGGAGTAGGTTCAGCAGATGTAACTGGCCATACAAAAGCTGTTTATCAATATTATGCAGACTTACTTCTTTTTCCTGATGATATAGAAACAAAAGGTTTTCAATTTGCTACTGGTTCAACAGAAGATAATATATTTATTATAGCTGGTGAAAGAGCTAGAATGAAAGATAGATGGAATAGAAAAAATTGGACATTAAACTTGGGTGGAGCAAAGTATTCTCCAGGAAATCCAGCAGTTGCGTCATCTTCAAATCTATATCTAACTGATGATAGTGATACAGTAACAGCTACTCCAACTCCTGTTGGTCCAAGATATAATATTGTTAGTGGAGCTTTAGGTACTAAAGTTGGTACAACAGGATTTTTTGAAACTGGACAACCTTATGGATTCTTTTATCCAAATGTAGGTGTTTTAGTTCTAAACGGAACAGCTTTATCAGCTAGTCTTCCAGGAACACACATAACTTCTGGTAGTGTTGAAGAAGATAGACCAATGGGTGTAGGATTTGGTATTGACACAGCAACAACAGCTAAAAATCATCTCAAATTATTCAACTCACTTGTAAGTGGTAGTTTAACAGCTAGAAGTGAAGAAGATCAAATTACAACTTCTTACTTTGTAAGAGCAAGAGCAGCTCACTTTAACTTTAGTAACAACCCAACATTCTATAGTGGTTCAGATGCTACATTTTCTATACCAGAGTTTACAGGTAATCCTCAAACATTTATAACAACTGTTGGATTACACGACGCTCAAGGTATAATGGTAGCTGTTGGTAGATTAAGTACACCTGTATTGAAAAACTTTAGTACAGAGTTTACAGCTAAGGTTAACTTGGTTCACTAGGATAAAGTGATATGGTATGTCTATATACAAACAAATCACAAGTGAAAATGTAACTACATCTGAAGTAGAAGTATATCAATCTCAATCAATAATGATGAATCTTACGGATGGTAATCCTGATTCTCCAGAAGTATTGCCTTATGTAAATTCAACAGCAGATTATACATCACTTAACGCTACAATACAAAAGTATAATGATTATTATCACTCCCTTAAACATAATTTTTATTTAAGTGGTTCTGACTATTCTATATCTGAATCAAGATATAATGCACCATACTTTAAAAAAGGTCCTGAATATAATTCTTCGAATCCTCAATATTTTCATAAATTTCATAAAAGTTCGTCCTTAAATAACTTATTATTTACAATACCACAACATTTTTATGGGGATTATATAAAACCAGGAAGTTTTAAATTAAATACTGATACTATCACTATTATTGATGATAAATATGGAAATCTCTACTCTACAACTGCAACTGTAAGTTCAAGTATAGGGCATTTATCATCTTCTGATAATTATGTTGGAAATATATTTTATAGAGCTGGTGTGGCAGTATTAACAACAGCTGCAGAAATTCACAATGGTAGCACTAGATATTTTAATCATTTTTTATCTTCAGCTGCTGGGAATAATGTATCTTGTTCATTTCTATCGTCAAAAAATATATATGTTACTGAATATTCTTTAACTATAGAACCAAATGAATTTAATAAAACAAATAATCCAACTGCAAGAGAAGGAATAAGTGGTTCAGAAGCAGGTATTATACATAGTAATTTTACAGCTAGTAATTGGTCACCTTATTTTAATACTGTAGGTTTTTATGATGAAGATAATAATTTAGTTGCAAAAGCTAGATATCCACAAAATATAAAAACAAGAAGAGACATACCGGTAACACTAAAGATAAAGTTAGATTTTTAAATAGGAGAAAAAATGGTTTCATTAGGATTAGATGCATCCACAACTTGTGTTGGTTATGCATTCACAGAAGATAAGAAGATTCTCGATATGGGATTCATCGACATCAAAAAAGAAAAAACACCAAAAGATAAAGTGCAAAAAGTGCTTGGATTTATTCATGAAAGTCCGTATATTGATGATGTCAATGATATTAACATTGAAGACAATCTATCAGGTTTTGCTGGTGGAAGAACTTCACAACAAGTTATTATCAAGTTAGCAAAGTTCAATGCTATACTATGTTTTATGTTAGAGAACTTTGAATTTAATGTTCATAGTATAAATCCAATGACTGCTAGAAAACAAGTGTTTGGAAAAGCAAGAGTCAAAGGTAAAAAAGCAAAAGAATTTGTACAAGAGGAAATTGAAAAAATGTATAATACTAACAAATGGTGTAAAGAAACTGCACGAGGAAATTGGGATAAAAGAAATATTGATATGTATGATGGATTGGTTATGTCACTTTTTGAAAAAAAAGCTTGATTTATTTCCAAAACTGTCGTATATTGTATAAATGTATAAATACGAATTAGTTAAATTATTAGAAAAAGTTTTATATCCAAGTTATGAAATGAAAGGTGGAGAGCATGCTTTCCATTGTCCTTTTTGTAATCATCACAAGAAAAAACTTCAAGTAAACTTTGAAACACAGAAGTGGCATTGTTGGGTTTGTAATCAAGGTGGACATAAGATTGGTATATTACTTCGTAAAATAAACGCACCCAAAAACATCATTTCAGAGGTTTTAAAGATACTTGGTGATTACAAAGGTGTCAAGAGTGAAAAAAATGAAAAGACAGAATATAATGTTTCATTACCACAATGTTATCAACCACTTTGGAAAAAGTCAGAAGACCCATTACATAAAAATGCAATTGCATATTTAAAAAGACGAGGTATTAATGGTATTGATATTCTTCGTTATTCTATGGGTTATTGTTCTTCTAATGGTTACGCTAATCGTATCATTATACCAAGTTATGATGCAGATGGTAAATTGAATTATTTTATAGCTAGAGATATGTTTCCTAATTCTAAACTAAAATACAAGAATCCACCAATGTCAAAAGATACTGTATGTTTTGAAATGTTTATAAATTGGAATGAACCTATTGTGTTAGTGGAAGGTGCTTTTGATGCTATTGCTGTTAGAAGAAATGTAATACCTTTATTAGGTAAATTTCCAAGTAAAACATTAGTGAAAAGATTAGTAGAAAAGAAAGTTAAAAAGATTTATGTAGCATTGGATGAAGACGCTAGACAAGATGCAATTAAGTTAAGTAAGTTTTTAATGGATTATGGAATTAAAACATACTTATTAAATATGAAAGATAAAGACCCATCGGAATTAGGTTTTACAAAGTTTTGGAATATTATAAAAAATACAAAACAATCAACATTTTCAGATATTATAAAGGGTAGGTTATATGGCTAAAGGTTGGATGTTAGTTAAACCAAAGTTTCAAGAATCATATGAAACAGAAAGATTACTTGAAGAGTTTGGAAATCACGGTATAGAAGTTAAACTTATCGACCCAAATGAAATAGATATTTTTGTTAATAAAGAAAACAAACAATCTATATTAGTAAATGGTAAATCTCTACCATTACCAAAGTTTGTATTTCCACGAACTGGTAGTGGAACGACTTATTATATTAAAGCAGTTATACGACACTTTGAAAGAATGGGAGTACCTGTAATTAATTCATCAGATGCTATAGATAATGTAAAAGATAAATTATACACACATCAAATCTTAGCACAATCAAATCTTGACATACCAAATACAATGTTATTGAAACACCCAATTGATATTGACTTTGTAGAAAAAAACATTGGGTTTCCTGTAATTGTTAAAAAGATTAGTGGTAGTTATGGTAGAGGTGTGTTTTTATGTGAGAATAAAAAACAATTAAATCAGTTAATTACTATGGCTGAATTAACTAAAAAATCATACGACATTATAATACAAGAATTTGTTAAAGATACTTGGGGTAAAGACTTACGAGTATTTGTGGTTAATAATAAAGTAGTGGGTTGTATGATGAGACAATCTACTGATGATGATTTTAGAGCTAATTTATCTCGTGGTGGAGAGGGATTTCCATATGAGGTAAATGAACAAATAGAATGGTTATCATCAGAAGCATCTAAAGCGTTGGGGTTAGATATAGCTGGTGTGGATTTATTGTTTCAAAATGGTGGATATAAAATATGTGAAGTTAATTCCAATCCTGGTTTTGAAGGAATGGAAAACTTTACAAAGAAAAATATAGCTAGTGAAATTGTGTCGTTTATAAAATTAAAATTGGGGTTGAATAATGAATAAAGTATATATATTTGATGTAGATGGAACATTAACACCATCACGATTAAGAATGACAGAAGAGTTTGCTAAATTCTTTGATAAGTGGAGTAATGAAAACAAATATTATTTAGTTACGGGTAGTGATTTAGATAAAACAAAAGAACAATTACCAATTGCCTATATCGATAGAGCTGAAGCTATATTCACTTGTTGTGGAAATCAAATGTGGAGAGATGATGAATTAATATATAATAATAAATTTAAAGTTACAAAAAAATTAAATAAATTACTAGGAACAATATTAAGTAATAATGAATATCCTGTTAAAGTTGGTAATCACATTGAAGATAGAGGTTCAATGCTTAATTTTAGTATTGTAGGTAGAAATTGTAGTTTACAACAAAGAAAAGATTACTTTGAATATGATAATTTAACAAAAGAAAGAAAAATAATAGCAAATGCTATAAAAGAAAAATTTACTAATTTAGATGCTGTTCTTGGTGGACAAATATCAATTGACATTTATCCAAAAGGTATGGATAAATCACAAATATTTAATGTTATAAAACAAGAAAGGTTAGTTCAACCTG